CCTCGACAGTCAACAACGTCAGCCGTAGCCGTCGCGTTGTCCGTGATCGCCGTCGGCTTAACCGCCGAGACAAATTTGCAGTGTTGCAAGTCGTTCAAAATGTCACCTGTGCTTTCTTTGTTGGTTGTAAATTAGGCTGCTGCTTGAACCGTCAAGATCGGTCCGGCTTCGCTAGCCGTTCCGCGTTCGTGACAATTGAAGTCATATCGCATGGTCGAACGGTAAGCGATTTGGTCGAGTTCGAAGTACCGCGAAGCATCCGCAGCAATCGCAAGCCGCCGCCTCATTCCGAGCGTTGCCGACATTCCCAAGTCTCCGAAGTGTGCGAACTTGGTCGAGCCCGAAATCGTCTTTGGCATCACATTGACGAACACAACCGGATAGCCGAGGAAAGAAACAACCGGACCATTGCCAAGGTCGTCTTTGTTGTTGCCACCGGAGGCTAGCTGCAAACGCCCAAGCACGTTTGACCAAACCGCCTTAGAGCAAAACCAAGCCGGGTTGATACCAGGGAAGTCAGGAAGCTTTCCGACTGCCTCTTGGAACACCGCAATCGTTTGGGTTGCCATCGTGTTTCCGACCGATGCCGTCACAACGGATCCAGCATTGAGGACATTGGCTAGCCCCTGGATGCCGTGGTTGGCCGCTTCGCCATTGCCAAGGAATCCGGCAGTATCAGCCCGCAAGGCTTGGGCCCGAGCGATCGAAGCAGCGAGCATTTCAGCGATCGAAATAACCGCGTCCTCGTTCAATTCGCTTGGTACTCGGGTAAGAGTACCAAACTTGCGAGCGACTAAGTTGACCGGGCCTGTCGTTGGGTCGCTTGCCGTGATTTCGTCAGATTCCCCGACAGCGTAGGCGATAACGTCGGACAACTGCCGAGGTACGGACAGAGTGTCTGATCCCATTGGGTAGTTTCGGGCTAGCCTTGGAATCACGCCGTAGGATTCAAACAACGCGATAACCGCGTTCTCGAATTCAGGTGGAACGAGCGTACCGCCTCGAAGGTCGTCGCTGCCGCTCATTACCGCCTGAACGCCGTGATCCTTGCACCACTGTTCGGATTTCGGGTCTTTGTAGAGCGTTGCGAGAATGAACCGACCGGATCGATAGGCATCCATTTCGGCATCTTCGCCACGAAAAGCCACAAGAGGCTTGGTGGCCCTGGCTCGCGCCGGAATCTTGAACGGCTTGTACGTTGGCTCGGAATCGGCTTGGGTCTCTCGGACCTGTCGCACCGAATTCGAGACCGCGGATTCGATCCGGATCGCTCGTTCGCGTTGCGTTGCCAAATTGGTGATTTGGCCAGGGTTCTTATCGTCCCCGACGATGGAATCAATCTCGGTTTGCTCTTCGGTCGAAAGCTCCCGATTGTCTTCCTTGGCGATCGCTTGAATCGCTCCTACTTTGGCCTGTAGAGCCTCGATCTCTTTGTTTAGCTGCGTTGAACTCTTCACTTGGACTGCCCTTTGTGGGTTGTGTGGCAGTCGTTAAACCAAGATAGCGGCATGACTGCCACGGGAAACTAAATCGTTTTTACCGTGTGTCACTGCCGCTAATAAGTTGCAGAGTTGTCGGCACTTCTGGCCGACGCAATAAATCTAGGCTACTGGCCTGGGCTTGTCAAGTGTTTTGAAAACTGAGCCATTTGGGCCCGAAGTAAATTCGCTTTACTTTGGTCGAATTGCGACGCCATTTTCTTTTTCTTTCGGTCGTCTTTGTCTTTGCCGTAGCGAGCGGTTGCAAGGCCCGAGGCTATCGCCTCATCGACGTTGTACCATGTCTCGGAATCCATCAAGGCCAGGATTTCGACCGGATCTTTCCCGAGAAAATCGGCGTAGATTTCGACCAAGGATTGATCGTAGCTCTCTAGAGCCGCTAACGTCTTCCTGATTTCGGTCGCGTTGCCAAAAGCCATCCCCATCGCTCGATGAATCATTACCCGCGATCCATCGCCCATAAGCCTCTTGGACCCCCCAAGGAAAATCACACTAGCCGCCGAAGCCGCTAGGCTGTCGTTGACGGTTGTGACTTCTCCGCCGTAGTCTTTCAGGAGGTTATGGATCGCGATTCCTTCGTCGGCCGCGCCGCCCGGACTGTTGATCCGGATAGTCACCGCTTGCGACCCGAAGGCCTTGAGGGCCTTTAGAACGCCGTCTTTGGTAATCGGATCCTCTGCCCATCCATCGCCTACGATGCCCGATAGGTGGATTTCGTTGGTTTCGTTGTGTATCTCGATCATTCTGGCAATTCCTTTGTTTTTAGCTTCGCTTGTTCCATCGCGCACGCGACTCAGCTTGCGCTAAGTCGTTCGTTTCCATTGTCTCTAACCATCCACTAGCGTTCTTGTAGCCTCCTGGCCCGCAAACTCCAGTTCCTGGCCTGACTCTGCATTCGTAGTTTTCGCACTTCACCAAAAAATACTTGTTGGAGTCGCCGCCATGTGAAATATAGTGGCTAATTTCAGTCGGTTTTCCGCCGCAAAACGGACACGGCAATAGTTCATTCTGATTGCTCATTCTTGCAAGCCTTTCAAGCTAAATAGTCTGTTTTCCCACGTTTTAACCTCAGTTTCGACGGCTTTTTGAAGCGATTCGCCAGCGTATTTAGCCGCCAAGCCTGCTAGGATTCGCGTTGATTCCTGGCAGTGAATCCTTGCTAAGTCACGGTCGAGCCCGATCGCTTCGATCTTGTCGGCTAGCTTATTTTCCCATTGAGGGTACTTTTTGCCAATCCAAGCGACAAACTGAGCCTTTTTCGATGCGTTGATAGCGTTATTGCCTTCCGTTTTGATGAGCCCTCGAAGCATTTGCTCCACGGCTCGATCGTTTCTGGCTTGCTCTTGCGTGTCCTCTTGGTCGTCCTCTGGCGTGTCTTCGGGTTCGGGTTCGGGATCGTCACCCGATCGCTGAATGTTCGGGTTGATGAATTCTTCGCCGCCATCGTAGGGGTTTAGGTCGAGCTTGGATCGGCATTCGTTCGGGTTCATGATCCGCGACGATACCGCCACGGAAAACGCATCGATGGTTTCCTTGAGTGCGGTTCGCAAAATCGCCCCTGTGTTGAATTTAAAGTAGGCTTTGTTCAGCCGAATCTCCGTTGGCGTCAAGAGCTTCATGTCGCATTGCTCCTCAAACTGGACTAGCCATCGATCCAAGCATTGCAAGTACGCTATCTGCGTTTGCTCCCTGGAATTGTACGAATCCGTTTCGCCATCGCCGGGCATTCCCTCGAGACCAAAGAGCATCCCGATATCCGCCCGATTGAACTTTTGAAGGTCGACGAATTGAGCGTCCGAGTTGCTCATCGATACCGCGTTAGCCTTGATGCCTTCGCGTAGCAACCCAGCCTTGCCAGCATTGTCCGAACCAGCCTCGGCCGCATTAAACGCATCGATAAACTTTTTTGCGTCTGTGTCGTTGCGGAACATCGCAGGAGGGGCTTCAAGAAATAACTTGGCCCGAAAGCCCTTGGCGATTTGCTGGTTTTGAAACTTTATTGCCTCTTTTGATGTACTGAAAACAATGTTCGCCAAGTCCAGCAAGCCTAGCCCATCAACGCCGTTCCATGAAAACCCACTGATATGCAAAACGTCCGAGTCTCTGAAAACGATGTAGCCGTTGTCGTCGGTATCGTAGGTGTCAAATAACTCGGTTTTGCTTTGGTCTTCGGGCTTGTAAGCGTGATACTTCAAGCCCTCGTGAATAACCGTCCAGGTCCGTTCGGGCATCATGGGAATCAATTCCTCGACGCCAGTGCCATTGCGGATAATAGCCGCCCGGCCATTGCCCCGCATGATTGCATGGCTCAATAGCTGCTGCTTAAAAACCGTTGGGCTTTGGATCTTGTTCGGCTGTTTCCTCAGTAGCCTGTAGCCATCGTGCTTGAGGTCGTTTTCGGCCCCCTTGCCGACAACCTTCTTAACGTCGATCGGTAGCCTAGCGAAGTCCCCGGTAAGCTTGTTGTGAGCAAAGAATGCCGGAGGAATGCCCATTGCATCTTTGATGCCGACCCTAGCCGGGTTAACATCCCAGCCGAATCCGGCCCATTGAACCAATCGAGAAAGCATATCCATAAGCCATTCCTTAGATTACGTAAAGTTTCCCGGTTGATCGCTCAGGCTGCAAGCTTGCGATTCGATAGGCCATAACCGCCGCCACAATCGGGTCGATTTTGTCCTTCGATTTCGCCTTGTCGAACATCCACCTGTCTTGCCGATCCTTAGCAATTATAGCGTTGTTCGCGCACCAGCGTAGTAGCTTCGAGTCGGCAAATACAAGCCGCCCGTTTTTCATTAGGTCGATGAAGTCGCGGATGGCTTCGTTAAAGTTCGCTTGGTTCTGCGCCATTCGAGCCGCGACGACGCCCGCTTTAGTAAGCTTCTCTCCAAGTTGCTGCCCGTTGTATGGATCGTATGCCGCTGTTCCTATGTCGTTGGCCTCAAGGTCTGCCAATAGCGATTCGGTAAGCTCTTCGATTGGGTAAGTAGCCTTGATGATTTCCTCATCGAAAATGAATTGCGAAAATGGCATCGCCGTCAGGTCGCGGTTGCAATTCGCCGCTATGTAAGCCTTGGTGCGGATTTCGTATCGATAAATCGTCTTGCCATCGTCCGTAACATCGATCGGGAATCGAGCACAAAGAGCATACGCCGCTAAGTCGTCGCGTGCTCCAAGGTCCACTCCGGCCCCGTAGCCGTCAGCCTGCGACCAATCTGAGTAGGGCTTCACGCATCGCTCAAAGTCCTCTAGGTTGAAAGCTTTTTCTGTCGACGATACGATCCGATTTCCGTGGAAGCGATCGAGCAAATTCCGTCCGATTGCCGTGTGGCGAAACTTGTTGACTTGTTCGCGAAGGTATTCCCGCTTGACCGAAATACCGAGGTTTGGATTTGCCTTAATCCACGTAGACTCATCCTCGAAATCATCATTCTTGTCTAGCTCGTAGATTAGAGCAAATAGCGTCTCATCCTTGCTAACGCCCGATACCACGTTGGTAGCGTAGTTGTATTCCTGTAGCCACAAATCGGATTTGTCATCCCCTGCGGTTGTGATAATTACATGTAAAGGCTGGGAGCGTGAGCCGGACCCCGTAACCATCGTGTCGTAGAATTTCCGATGGTGCTGGCCCCATGCGTGTACCTCGTCCATTACTACGCAATGCGGGTTTAATCCGTCGAAAGGCTTATCGGAAGAGACCTTGCGAATGTAGCTTCCGTTGTGCGTGTACGTAATCGTTTCATTGCGAATATCCGTTCGCGATTGCATAGTCTTCGATTGCTGTACCATGCGTTCACATTCGCCGTATGCGATGTTCGCCTGCTCTTTCTTGGTGGCCGTCAAGAGGATCTGCCCGATAGCTTCCGGCTTGCCTGTCCTGGGGTCGATGTCGGCCATCGCTAGGTAGTGAGACAATCCCGCGACGAATGTAGTCTTGCCATTCTTCCGGGCCATCGACCAATAGACTTTTCGGAATCGCCGGGTCCGGTCCTCATCGCGCCGCCATCCGAAAATATTCCATAGCCCGAAAATCTGCCAATCCTCGAGGGTCAACGGCTTGCCCGCATACTCACCAATCGAATGCCGAAGGATGAGCGGGAAGAATTCGCAGACGCTAGCCGCCTTAACCGCGTCAAAGTAGTAAGGGAAGTCCGGCGTAGATTGTCGCTGCATGTCTATCCGATAGCGGAGGACCGCATCCTTGACGCGATCGCAAGCGACTACCGAACCGTCCTCGACGGCTTGGCAGTAGTCCTCGACGCGTAAGGGGATGCCACCTGCGATCAACTTGTTGACCTCGCTAGCCACTGGGCAAATTCGTCTTCCTCTTCTGTCTGTGGGGCCTTGAGTCTCGACCGGCTTGAAGGGGTCAGGCCTAGTTCGGCTTCGCGTTTTAGAATCCGGTCTGCGAACTTGTGGAACTGATTCGCTTCGGGTCTGGTAATCGCGCCTCCGTTGCCGTTCATGTCTGCCACGTTGCCGCCCTTAATGACTTCCCATAGCGAAAGCATCATCGAGTAATCAAGGCAATACCCAGCGATTAGTCCCTGATCGGTCTCGGCTAGTAGATTCATGGACGCCAATTGATCGCAAACCCAATGCCAGCGAGATCTGGCAGTCGGATCAGCCTCGACAGCATCGGGAATCCTTGGCCTCCCTAGCTTCGGTTTTGGCTCGGCTGCGTTGCGTCGCTCAGGATGCTTGGTAAATGCACCCGAAGCCTCTTTGATCGCGCTAGAAAGTGGTTTACGGCCCTTTACCATGAAATCCAAGCCTTTCTAGTCTGAGTTTACAGAAACGGAGATACTCGCGAAAGCGATATCGACAGATCGACGCCGTATGGTATAAGCTTTTCGAATACCCCCGGGTTTAGCCCGCTGGATGCCTCCATTGCTTCGTTATACGAGCGCACCGACCACGCTTTGATCTTCATACCCTCTAGCTCCTGGCCCTCTACAGCCTCATGGCAAAGCCCACAAACGGCAAGCCAATTGCTTGGGTCCATCCTAAGGTGAGGCGCGTTCCGAATACTGTGAATGTGGTGCATATCCTTGGACGGCTTCGCATCGACCGCCCCATAAAGCATAACGCACCGTTCGCACAGAGGATGCTCCAGCCTGTACCGCTCAGACGCCCGCCTGTGATCCGTACCATGCCCTTCGGCGGTTGTGTCTCGACGTTGCGTACTCGAACCGCCTTGGCACTCGCATCGATCGGCAACAATCTTTCCGCACCGGCACAACCTAGGCACTTGCTGCCTCCTGGACGCTAAAGACGCCCCTTGCTATGACGCTGTTGGTCCCGCCTGTAATGTCACGCAATGCCCACCGCTTATTGCCTGTCGATGAGGTAGCCGCCGTACCAATCGATACGGTAAAAGTCTGGCTTGATCGAGTGATCGAAGCGTTAGCAATCGTCAATAGGTCGGTCCCTTCGGCGTCCTCAATGGTAAAGCTCAACGTCAGGCTGGTCAGCGTGAAGTCAGTAACCACCGATACCGATCGGATTTCGTTTCGGTAGTACGTAATAGTCGTTCCGGCAACTCTCTCAGGGGTCGACGCCGAGACCGGATAGACGTTGATGGTTTGGTTGCCTGTAATCGTGTCCGTCTTGGCCTTCACTTCATTCAGAATGTTCCCCGCCTGCGTCCCGCTGTAGCCCGTCGCAAGATCCGTAGACCACGGATTACCCGCTGCCCCTGAGTCGATAAGAGCCTTGCCGGTTGTGCCTGCCGTTGTGTGTCCGCTGGTCGCCTCATCCCAAACGCCATCGGCAATTTCGCCAACCGCATCCACTGCCAACGCCCTGGCCGACAACGCACCCGAAACAAAAGCGTCCTCAGGAATCGAATTCGGTTCGGCATCGTGAAGAACTGCGAAGATATGATTGCTGCCGCCGCCGGTTATCTGGACTGTGTTATTCGAGTTGGCCGACCGTACGATCCGAGCCCCGAAGGTGTTAGCCGTTGTGTAGCTGGCAAGCAATGCGTTCCAAACTGCCGTTGGGATTGCGTCTACTGCACTGTTAGCCGTTAGTGCATTAACCCCAAGTTCATCGACCTTTGTCACCAGTGCCACCGATCCGTTTTGAGCCCCAAGGCCAGTTCCAGCCAATAGGCTGAACCCTGTTTTGTCTGAGACCGCTGCCGTGTATCCAGTCTTATCGCCAACCACCTGGGCGTTTGCCGCGATCCGACCATCAACCAACGCCGCTGGAATCCTCGATTGAATATTCTGAGTGTCGGTTTCGATGTCTGCAAACTTACTCAGACCGAACGCCGCACCGTCGCTAGGATTCGCTGCCGTAAACACAACAGTCTTTTCAACCGGCGAAGCACCCGACGCAATGAATAGATACGAGCCCTCGTCTGCATTGGTATCTGCTTGCGACAGGTTGAACCTGTACTGACCATTACCAAGTTCGCTTGTCGTTCCTGTAGCTGTCGCCTGCGCACCATTGTCTAGGGCTAGATAAGCAGTGACGCTGGCACCCGTTAAGCCTGTGCCTGTCGAAGTGCTGACCAAAGCGAAGTAAATGTATTGATTCGCGACGTTCTTACGGTACATCAATAAACTCCGCTTCCGATTAAGTGTTGACGCCTAGCCCAATATGCCTTGAAACCTGCCGCTGCAAAGCCTTCATCGAAATCGGGCTCTGGAAATACGCCGTAGCCACGGCCAAGACGATAGATTTCGCGTACCTCGTTAGCGGTTGTCGATGCGTTGAAAACAATAAAATCGTCGAGTAGGCAATTTGGGCCACCTGTTCCGCCGTAATTTCCGCCAATATTGAATTTCGCCGTAGACGATTGGTTTCCACCTGAAGTAGCTGAATTGCCGTCCAGCACGCCGTTGATATAAACTCGCAAGCCGCCCGAAACACTCGTTTTTGTGCAGACGATATGATGCCACGTCGCCGCCGTCAGGCTTCCCGCGCTAGTTGTGACGCGATTAGACGAAATAGGCTGCTGAAACGCGATCTGCGATCCGTTCCTGAAGCAAAAGAATCCTCTGTCAACCACGGCAGTTGACCAGTTGTTAAAAATCGTTGCTAACCCTGTGATCGAAAACGGATAATACCAAAAAGAAAATGAAACATCCCCAGCATCAATCGCCGTAAGTACGCCCATTTCTACATAATCGTTCGTCGCATCGAAATCCAACGCGCCCCGACCGCCACTTACCACCCAATCGTTAGCCGCGTCCATATTGGTCAGCGTGCCATGATTCGAGCGAACGCGATCAACCAAACGAAAGCCCGTAGCACCCGCTGAGGGAACCCATCTGCCAACGATGTTATGCGATCGCGGTAGGCTTGGCATTAGACCGTTCTGTAGACTGGCTGGACTCGGATAACGTGATTGCCCGCAGTTGCGTTAAGTGCTGCGCCGGTGTTATGCGTAACAAACAAAACAAATTTAGGAGGCACTGACCCGAACAATCGAGCAATCGAAACGCCTGCAAAGTAGTAATCTTCGTCGTTCGTCGCCACTGTCGAAAGCTCGTCGACCAACCGGCAAACCGAACTATTTTTGATGCTTGGCAGGCTGATCGTTTCATCCGAATTTGTGCCGTCAAAAACATCGGGCCACGATGTTCCATCAAAGGAAGCAACCGCCCAAATCTGAATTGAACGCGATGCGGTTGGGCTTGTCCCTGTTGTGATCTTGCCACTAATGAGGTAGTCAAGCATCTTATCGGTCGTGTTGTCGATCGCTGCCGATTCTCGACCGGCCAGCAGGTTTGTGTCGCTGGCAAGCGATGCAAGGGTGATCGTTAAATCGAAGGCTGAACCGTAGGCAATTTTGATATCGGGCATTTACTGAACCCCCATTTTCCTTCGAGCGTTTTGGACCAAGCCGACGCCAATTTCGGGCAAGCCTACCGATTCAGTCCACCTGATTGTCTGATCTGCCAAAGCTAGCAGTTCATCGGCCATCGCTTGCGTAGCGAATTGACACTGGACCAAGGCTTGCACCATTCCGCGCGTAGCGGGTAAATCCATGTCGACCGTCTGGAGTCTTGGCGAATTGATATACTCCAGGATGTTAATTGCTGTTTCCTGGCATGGATGATTCCCGTTCGTTCTCGCTAGCTCCAACTTGGCCCTGTAGCCGTTCCTCGATGAATGCTCTACCACCATCCAAAGGTCAACAGGCTTTCGAATTGTCACCGTCTTGGCATTGATAGCATCCGCTGCCGATTGGTCGCTTAGGCTTGCGTATTCGGGCCTTAAAAGCTCGTCGATTAGTGCTTGGCTCATTTTTGCTCCTTGCTAATAGCCGTCAGATTGCCTTTTAGCTCGTAGTACATTTTCCAAATCTCGTCACGGTCTTTTTTGCATTCCATGAATTCCTTGGAAACCATATCGACAAGCTCTTTGCCTTTGGTGGCATCGCGGTAATAGAGGTGGACGATCGCGCCTGCCATCGCACCGCCTGCCGTGGTAATTATCCCAAGCAGAAGGTTGTCGTTGGACGTTATCTGAGCCAAGAAAAACCAACTCATCTCAACGCCTCCGCTGCTTGCTCAAGGGTTGTGTAACCTGTCAACGTCGCTTTTTTGTCGCCTGATTCGATTTCAAAAGTCGGCGTTAGCCCGTAGCTGTGCACTTCGACAATGCCAACCGCCCAGCCCGCATCCATAAAGCGTTGCATTTCGCACCGCTTCCATTTCTCGCAAGGGGGGCAGTTCTTCGACACGAAAATCAGTATTTCGCGTTTGGTCTTTTCGTGGGGCTTGTCCGAGGGGCTTGGCATGGGGTCAACCTTTTTGTTGGCGTCGGCAATATGGTTTTCTGCCAGAGACCTAGCGAGCGATATCGAAACCGCCGCGTCCTTTGCTGCGTCAAGAATCATTGAGTCTTTAGCCTTTGCGACCTCCTCAATCAACGCCGACGAATCGGGCAAATCGCATTGAGTAGGATCCTTAGCCGGTTCGCTACAAAACCAAAACAACCCAAGCAACAAAACGACCATAATTACCGGCCCTCCTTTTTCGTTCATCCTAAGACCCCGCCTGCAAGGAATCGGGCCTCGTTTTTCTTACGCAATTCGCCCAAGCTTTTTCGGCCAAGTCTTTGAATTTAGCCTCTTCGCTTGGGTGGACATAAACGGTTGTTCTGTGGATGTTTGATAAGAACGATCCTAGCGAAACTCCTTCGCATTTTTCGATCTTCAAAACCCCGAAACGAGCGTAGGTTTTCAGTTGCTCTAAGCTTGCGTTGGCCGTGCTAGTTTCGCCCGGCTTGGGGCAATTGCCGCCAGTGGACCATTGATGGGAATTGATGTGGTTCATCCTAGCGGCCTGTCTTTCATCCAAGATACCGCCCTTGGTCCTGGCGTCGACAAGTCCGATACGCCGACGATAGAAGTGTATTCGTGTCTACAAAGTTGGTCGATTACCGAAGGGGCAATTTCAGTCCCAAAGTCTCCGTGGCTGTTGATTCGCCAAATGTAGTTCCGGCCCTTGGTGTCTTTGCGTTTGGAGTAGCCGAGCCACGCGGTAGCATGTCCACCGCCACCGCGAAGGCTGATCGACCTGAGTACGCCATCGCTGGCGTAGAACGAATCATTCCAGAGCGTCCCGGTATGAACCGCGCCAACGCCGCTAGCTAGATACTGGAAGATTGCATCATACGAATCTAGCCAAGTGTGCGAACGGATCTTGAACTGCCCCGCCTTGGTCCGCATCGCATCGGTAACGATCGTTCGAGCGTTGTTTGGATAGGGTGTCCTATAGGGCAAATCCGACTCAGGCAGCATCCCGATCGTAGAGGCCGCCTTAAGCCCACCGCTGATCGTCGAGCCTGTATCGCGACCTAACAAGCCATCAAGCCGCTGAGTCTCCAGGTAAGCAAATAGCGTTGATAGCTGCCGCTCTGCCGAGAAGCCACCTTGGGCCAATGCCCAAACGTACTCGCAAGCATTGGCAAGGCTGAAACCTTGGCAGGATCCCATGTTGCCCTGCTTATCGTGCCGCATCATTGGTCGAGGGTCGATTTCCTCGGGTGCGTTGAAATCCCCAACGCGAAACCCAAGCTCGGTCGATGTCGCTCGGATTTTGTCGCGGTCCTCGATTGCTGGGTTGTAGCCTGTGAAAAATTCACTCATCGTCTGCAACCGCCTCTAAAAAATCGAGTTGGTCGATACAGAACTCGAAAAATGAATCGAGAAGAATTTTGACGATCGCCAGGGGGGCTAGCGCAACAAAAAGCACTGCGTAAACCGTCCAAGCCGCGTACCGCCTTGCCCGCTTCATTCGCCATCCTCCAGCCCTCTTGGGTCGCCTGGGCCAAGCGTGCCATCGGTCAGTATATCGTATTTGATATGGTCAAGCTTTGCGGCCCCCATCGGCTTATCGCTTCTCTTGGGTCGCATTGAGTAGCCTGCGTAGGCACTGCCTGCCGCGATCGCCGCGAGAAACGCCCCCACACCGAAAGGCCCGGCCCATAGGACCAATTGAACGATGTACCAAGTGATTAACCCGATTTCAGTCATTACTTCCGCCTCCCGATTTCATCCATGCCGACAATCTTTTCGAGTCGCAACAGTCGCTCGTTGGTCTTTTCAGTGTAGTAGCAAACGTAGCCAAACGTGAAAACTGTAATTGCCGCAAGAAAAAGCAGGATCGGCGTGAGGTTATCTTCGACGCCAGCAATGCTTTCGGCCTGTGCTGGTTTAGTAACTGGGGCTTTTGCGTCGCTCATCTACCACGCACCCGCTATTTCTCTGTTGATTTTTGCTATCTCAGATTCCTTACCCGCAAACGTCACGGGCAATTTTAACTCATCGATCGCCGTGTAGACTTTGTTCATTGCTTCGATTCGCTTGGCTCCGGCATTCTCCTCAATGAACTTGGTCCATTGCTCTTGGTTGGCGATTTCGCCCGCTTCGATCTTCGCTGCCGCATCGAGGAAGGCTTGCTTGTACGCCGCGCGAATGCTTGGAATCGTCGACCGGACAACCGCAGTTACCGCCGCCGTAGATGGATCACCCCCTCCCTTTGGTTGTTGGTTGACCACGTAGAGGACAAGCCCCGCGACGATCACCCAAGGAATCCAGTTGTCTTTTTTCGCTGCCATCGTCACTAGTAGACCTTGTGCTTTTGCGTGGGGTCGAAATCCGCTAGGATTTCATGCAGTTGCCGAGAGTCAATCTTGCCGTCGCTGTAGGCCCTGCAAATCAGCCTAGATATCTGCCGATTCCACAATCGATGCGTTAACCGCAGTATCAATTTTTCTAGCTTCGCTTTCATCCGTCTCTCCATTTTGCCCCCTGCCAACTCACCGAGCCCCTATTTGCTTGGTAAAGTTCGGGTTGGCTAGGGGTTATTCGTCGTCGTCGTCGAACATCTCAACCAGCAAAGGGACCTCAACGGTTTCTTTAAATTCGCCTGCGTTATAGGCTGCCAGTAGCATGGTTTGCATCGGGACCAACTGATAAGCGTATGCCGTCAAATAGCCGTTGTCTTTGGCCCATTTCCAGGCCTTTATCGCCAACTGCACAAGCGCGAAAATCAGTGCTAATGTGGCCGGATCCATGAACTTCATAGTTGGCTTGCCGTTGCGATACTCAACAAAAAGCTTTCGTCTTAGCGACCGCTTGGCTTTTAGTTCGTTGCCGTCCGCGTCGGCGTAGCACTCGGCGAAAGTCGCTTCGTGGTTCTTGGTGGCCTCCTGGAGCCGTTCTAAGAAATTCACTTTGCCACCTCATCGGGTTTGGGCACGGGTCGAACCGAATCGCCAACAATCCAAGCCGCGACAACCCAAACAAGTTCTTGAATCTGATCTTCGGACAGTGGTAGGCGATCCTTCAATACGACAACGGCAACCGTAGCCGCTGCCGCCCAAAATCGCTTGCTTTTGAAAAGCTCTGAAAGGTTCATGGTTTTTCTCCTTTCCAACATCTTATCCCCAGTCAAGGGGCTTGACAATCACCGGGGCCCTAAATTTCGCTTTTGCCGCTATTTGCCTGCCTTATTCCTCAAGTCCTCGATCCAAAACTGCCCAAGGTCAAAAACATCCGCCGAGTACACCGCCACGCCAAGAGCCGCCCAGTAGTGGGTTGCGACGCCGTAGAGTTTGCCCGGTTGTTTCTTGGTGCCGACCGGCCCGAAGCGATCGATAAGGGCCTGCCGGACGTTGGCATCCTTGGCCTTCATTGAATTACACAGGTGCAGCTTAACCGCTCGCCGCGGGACAAGTCGAAGGGGTCTTTCGAAGTCCGAAAGCAACGATGCAAACCAGCCGATGCCCGCTACAGTCCGAAATGTCTCTTGGCCGACCGCCATGCCGAAGCATTCTATCCATTCGATAGAAACATGGTCGACTTCGCGAAGCAAGCCTTTGAGCCCGTATGTAGTGATCCGAAAAGCCGGAATCGATTCAAGCCTGATAACCTTTTCCGCTTCGGCATCCCACCAAACAAACGCGCTCTCGACCGGTCCGGGGTCAATGCCTAGATAGATCATTCGCCCACCTCCTTTCGTCGCTTGCGGTTGGCTCTAATCGCCGCCCGAACAATTTGATAGCCGCGATCAAGGGCCTTGGCGTAGGTCGATCGCTTTATGCGGTTGCGATAATCATCCGCTTTCCGACCCCACATAGCACGCCTACCGATTTTTCTTGCTTGCCTGAGTTTCATTCGCCTGCCTCGATTCGGCATTAGTCCCATTGTCCACTCAGCTCTTGATGCTCATTGATGCAAAGAAAAGGGAATCGCTCCAGTTCTTCGATCGTGCAATAGCGATGGAATTGGCCGCAATTGGATCCAAAATGATATTCGCGGTTTGGCCCTTTGACGATCGAAAGGATAGCCCCTTCCGTTCCGTGTCGATCATGCCCAGGAGAAACAAATCGCACCGCATCGCCGACCTTGATGGGCTCGCTCGAACTATGCGGGATTTCCGGACAGCTGGACGGCTCGACGGGTCGGCACTGCCCCCTGCCAGCCCAAAACCAGTTTTCATCGCCTCCCCCTGTCACTTTGATTAGGTTTTCGCATGGTTCAATCACCTTGCACAATACCCAAACCCAGTCGCCTTTTTTGTAGTTCACTTTCCCGCCCTCCGTGCTGGATGGTTTTTGTTTGTTAGTTTGTTGATCCATTGCTTTTGTTCCTTATTTCGCTTTTGTAAATACTTCACCTGCAATTTAAGCCGGTACACTTTGTCCCGGAGGTTGCGGGTCTTTTCGTCGTCGTCAGTCTTACTTGCCTTCATGCTTGATTCAATCATCGTCGACGATAGCCGAAAGGGCCTTAAGTTGATACTGATCAAACTCTTGGTTTTCTCTAAGCATCATCGAGGTTGCAATCTCAAAAGATCTGCGGGCCATGTAGTGATCGCCCTCAAAATCTTTTCGATCACTAATCAATCCAGACAACGCCGCCTCTGCGTACCGCCTGAATTGTTCCCTGTCTTCCATTTGCTGTTTGTTCATTAAAATGCCCCATTGTAATTAGTCAACTCCGATCCAACCTTAAACTCCCGGTCCCCGGTCGAGTACACAGCACCGCGCCGCATGCTCAATTCGGTCTTGCTCATTTCGCCATCGCGAAATTTGGCTATGTAAACATCCATCTTTTCCGCCGCTCGATCCTCCCGATGTAAAAGCATTACGATATCCGAATCCTCTTCGATCGAACCAGATTCCTTTAAGTGCGATAGCGTTGGGGCCTCACCCTCTGCCGCCCTGCCGACCTGAGCCAATACAACAATCGGGATGTTAAGCTGCTTGCTCATTCTGCAAATCTCGTTGGACACGTGCGAGACTTGTAGCCGCCGGTCGCTGATTTCCCTTGGGGCCTTTATTAACTGGATGTAGTCGATAACAACCAACTTGCACCCCCTTCGGGCAATGTCAGTTCTGATTCTGGATTCAATAGCCGCAATGGTAGCCCCTGGCTTATGCCAAAACTCCATCGGGCATAAATGGTGGTCCGCTGCCACCGCAAGCATTTCGTTTAGCTGGGCATCCGTGTAGGTCGATTGGTTTATGTCGCTAGCCTTGAGGCTTGTCCCTCTGAGCATAAAACGCAATGCGAACTGCCGGAAGCTCATTTCAAGACTGACGAATAGCGTCGGCTCGTTTCGGTCCCTTGCTGGCCTCAATGCAATTTCCGCCCCTACTGCCGATTTGCCGATCGACGGCCGCGCCCCGATGGTGATGTACCCCGCTGGCAATCCACCGAATAGCGATTCATCGAGCCTTTCAATCCCAGTCGCAAAAACCGAAGTTGTTTTAGACTGCCGGTTTTCTTCGCACTGCTCCAAGAATTCATCAAGCACCAAGCCTAGCCGCTTTTGCTCGACGCCTGCCCCGTCAATGATAGTCGACGCTGCCGACATTTCGCCAGCGAACTCGACCGGGTCGAATTCATCGCCCTCGCACTGCTTCGCTAGATCGTCAATAACGCGCCGAAGCTTTCGCCTCTGAGACGCCTTAGCGACTTGCTCGGCGTAGTACTGAACGTGGTGAGGCATCCCTTCGGCCATAAGCTCAACAAGCCTAGAAACGCCACCTACGAGGTCTAGCACCTTAATCCGGTCTAGTTCCGCTGCAATGTTCGTTGCGTTAAGCGGGACTGCTTTTTTGAGCAAAGCTTGAATCGCGAAGAACACTTGAGAAAAACCGATCGAAACAAAGTCGGTAGCTGCTACGTACTCTTGGGCGATGTAGATCGCCTCAGGCTTGACAATCAGAGCCCCGATTAGGTTTTCTTCGTCCTTGATGCATCGGGCGGTTTTTTCGGTCATTAGTATTTCCTCAGGTTCGCGTAGGGGTCGACCTTCGGTTTATCCGGCTTGGCCCTTGGGTCTACGTGGCTCGGCTTAATTCCCTGCCATTCGTTCGCCGTTGTGAGGTTGATACATGCCAGCAAGTGATCCCGATCGCGGTAGGCTTGATCCCAACCCCGGCAGACGTTGCCCCTGTCGCGGATTGGGTGTCCGATGTTGCGCCGCATCCGCTCCCAGGCTTCAAGAGCTTCACGCACCTCGGGACAGTCTAGCCTCGGGGGGATGTCGAATTGGCCGATCGTCTCTTTGGGCTTGCGAGGTTCCTTTGGCAGCTTGGCTGTCTCCCCCTTGGGGGATAAAGGGGGTTTTTCTCCAATATTCTTCTCTTCTGTACTCTTCTGTTCTGTAGTCACGGTTTTGTCACGGTCTGACAGTGACAAGCCGGTGACAGAATCGTGACGCTCTTTAGCCGCTTTTGCCGCCTCTAATTCCTTCAATTCCCTTGCGTTTCGTTGGTTCATCGAGTTCTGTAGCCTAGCTTTGGCCGACTTGGAAAGCCAGTTTTCCCACTTCGGAAAAGAGATAAACGGCCTTCCGTCCTCACCTTTGCCCTCAGTCAACCAGCCTACTTTTGCCATCGCTGCGACCGCTGTCGGAAGTTTGACGGCTCGCGACAGTGACAAAATCGTGACACCTGTCACGGTCCCATCGTGACAATTTCGTGACGCCCAAGACCAAACCTTGTGCAGGCACCCCACTACGTACTCATCGGGTTGGTCAATTATGTCGGCCATTTCGAGTACCGCTGGATCGTCGCATAGATCCAGACGCATTGGAATCCAATCACCGGCCATAGCAGCTTGACCCTTCCGTGGCAAAATCCCAGCCGGTATTCAGGTTGCTACCCCTGGCGCAGATGCGCCGACAGAAACCGGCTGGGATTGTTTGTGTTTTGTGTTGGGTAGCAACCAACGCAATCATTATAGCCATTGTTGAATCCTTGGGAATACCTTGCCTACGGAAGACTAGGAGGCATCTTTTCGCTGTCCGCGCTCGACTCCCTCCACTCGGTAAGGTCGTTGTTCAGGTAGTCAAGCATATCGCCGATGGTCATGCCTTTTTCCGCTGCGTCAATCGCCATCGAAAAGCCGTGCATAAAACCCCTTCGGTAGCTGCGTTCCGATGCCTCGGCAGCATCGCCCCATTTAGGTAAATCCTTAAACGGAATTGGCTCTATCTCTTTGCTGTCTGTTTTTTCTGTGCTCATAATTTCACCCTCAGTTAAAACCACCGAACAATTCAGCCGCCGTGTTTTTCGAGTATTTCATTGGCCTGCGTGAAGGCCTGTTCCGCTTCGTCGATATGCTGCCAACCTAGAAGGGGCTCCGAGCAGGTGAGCACCTTCCGCAGCACCTCCAGCATCCTTGGAGCGTCGGCCATTAGTTCGGCGTTGGCCGCGATCTCCTTGGGGTCCATGCCGAAGTTTAGGACCACACCAAGGTAGGTATCGCCCGCAAACACCATGCAAGACCCGCGTGGTTCTTCGCATGGACCTATTACGCCCCACGGCCCCGGAGTGAATTTTGATTCTGCCATCGTTAAATGCCTTTCGCTTCTTCTGCCTTAATAATTCTTTGGGCCATGCCAAGACCAACCATAACCCCGGTATTAAAAAACAGGATGTCCCAGTCTACTGAATCCGCAGCGATGTCTAGGTCTTTGTTTGCCTTTTCCTTTGCCTCTTTGCGTTCCGCTTCGATTTCGCTTAGGATTTTTTGAGTATCCATTTTACGCACTCCAATTAAACCACCGAACAACCGCCCCACACGGAGCGTAAAAGAGCCGCCCGCCCGTTAGAACGGACGACCCTGGGGCAAGCGGTTGGAGGTTAGTCCCCACTTGCCAGCGGTAGATTGGGTCGATGAAACCCGGCTAACACACCGCGCACCAGTCCGTTTAGCGGGATTCTTGCCAGTAGACAGCAAGCACCTTTGCCGAGGTGGACCAGCCTCTTTGGGGTTAAAACCTCCATCTAGCCGAAACGATTTCGACCAAGACGAAAATCGACGCCGTAAAAAGTGCCGCAAAAACAATTGTGGCCAAGTACGATCCGTCGAGCCTATCTAGCTTCCGCTCGATCCGGTCGAGTTGGCTTTCGTCGGCGTCAGGGGGCTGGTAGGGGTTCATGAGCCCTCCCCCTTCTCGACATAAGCAACGCCGCGACTCGGAATAAGGCTGATCGTCGCCTTGCCAGTCTCGGAATCCCACGAATTGAACCGGAGCAAAAAAATCCGATTCGTCTCTTTAGCGATGACCCAAAAATCATCGAGGGGCATCGTCGCCTCAATCTCAAGCTGACGCGATCCGATATCGTTTATTTCAACGACTTGCTTAATGTTGCTCATTACCAGTACCTTTCCTTTGCGTGACCTTCGGTAATCATCTTGGCATTGATAGACGCTGTGTTTATCGTCTCTCTCGCAGCTGCTGCAAGCATTGGCAGTTCGTCATAAAGCACCGCCAGAAACCTCCCGTACTTATCCCGCTTGGCCTTGGTCTCTAGCTGGATCGTCTGGACGTAGATCGCCTCGAGGGGCTGTAGTGCCTCCCAAAGCCACGCTTTGGACGCCTTTCCGGCCAGAGTATTCATTTCAGGTGCATCAATGCCGTAGAGCCTAAATCGCTCTTTGCGTGACGTATCAAATCCCAGGTCGATGATCAGATCAACCGTATCGCCATCGACTACGCGGATTAATTCGGCTTTGTAAATGTAGATCAAAATGCCACCTCTTCTGTTCGCTTCTCAATCAATGCCCTAGCAAACTTGAGCCCGTTAATGAAACCAATATGCCCGAATAGGGACTGCGCGTAGCCCGGAGTGCCACGCTCAAGCCTATCGCACACTGCTTGCGCCTCTGCGATTTCCGCATCGATCCGGTTTAGGATTTCTTGGTCTGTCACGATAGCCCCTCCCCTTCCGTGACTTCGCGATCGATTTCGATAAGGGCAAACCGAGCGTGCTCGCCGCCTGCCAGAGCCGATTCTTCCGTTCGATGTACGGCGTGTTCGCCGTCCAGGTAAACATTAATCCACAACTTCACCCGAACCGTTTTCTTCGGCGGTGGGGCTAGGTTAAGCCCGTGATCGGTATGCGCGTACATGTATCGCCCGTTAAGGTGCCATGCCGCAGCAACCCATTGATTGTTTTCGACGCTTCTTACCCGCCCTGTGTATCGCCAGTCCTCTTGCCCCTCATTGATCGCGTCAATAAACGCCTCTCCACCGTTGGCCAGCTTGACCGGCCCTTTTTCCCATTTACTCATTCTTGCACCTCAATTAAATCCATAGAGCTTTCCCTACAGAAAATATACCGCCCATCGCTCCGCCAAGTCTCCCAAGCCCAGTCAGCCGGATCTTCGCTCGGCGGTTCGCTGCTGTGATTGCCGACTTCCCCGCGTAGATCGTAGCCGTAGCCGTCTCCGTTAATCGGCTCGATGCCTCGCACCCAATAGCCGCCGCGTGTCGTTGGTTCCCATTGCCTCATTAAAGCACCTCGATTTTGCGAAAACGGGCCGTCAATTCACTGGCAAAAAAATGGTAGTAATCGCCGTCGATTTTTACCACTACGTCAAGCATCCCAGCCGCCGCGAAAGCCTCGAACATGGCTTTTCCCGCCTTGTCTTTTGCGTCCTCTGCCCGCTGGTATTCGAGGACTGCCGCCCGCAACGAATGAGCCGCCAAGGCTAGATCGACTCGCGCCTTCGCGGGACTAGGGGCCTGTGCTTCGATGGGGAGTAGGTCGTCCTTCCTGGGTCGCTCATCTGCTCCGTGGTAGCCGCGTTCTGTCCAGGTGAGAGTGGTTCTACCGCCGTCCGGGCCGACGACTTCGCCCGCCCATTTCCACATGCTACAGTTGTTTGGCCGAATATTCTCGACCGGATCGCCGCCCCTAGTTTTGTCTTGCCATTGTGTCATTGCGTCACCTCCACTAAATCTAGCGATCGATCATTTAAGGAAACGGCCAGCCCTGCGTATTGTCCGTCGCGGTAAAAAACTGCGTTTCTCCATTGCCCCAGCCTTAATATTTCCGCTTCGATCACCGCATGGCCGTAAATAACGCCGTCACGAATGTTGCGCACCTCAAGCCCTTCGGTCGACGGTCCTCCAAGCGTCCTGTCTGCCCATTGCTTGCTCATTGTTCTACCTCATAAAAACTGCCATGAAATTCAATACGTTTGCCCGCTTTGGTTTTGTAACTGCGGATTTCGTCATTCCAGCCAAGTCGCGTCAGGTCCTGGTAGTCGATGCCGTCAAAGTGAACTGTGTAGCGTTTGGGGTCGCTGGGTTCGTAGCCTTGCTCTACCGAAACTGCTACCCAGAGCGTGACGGCGAACGCAACAGCGATAACCAAAAACGCAATCGCGACCTCCGAAAAGAACGGCTTCCAGTGCCTCGCGAAAAAGTGCCTTAGAAGAAACCACTTTGGGTTAGTCACTGCGTCACCTCCGCGCTAATTGACTCCTGAATCACCCCCTGTATATCCGAAACACCTACGCCGCCGTTCTTGCACGCATGCAAACACGTTCTGCGTATTGCGCCGCAGCCTGGTGTCTGATGTGACCCGTTGATTCTAATATCAACCATAATTTCAATAACCTCGAATCTATCGGCAAACAAAAAGGGATTGCGTTCCGTTTCGCCGCAAAGACGGCACTTGTAGACGAAAGCCCAGTCTTCTTTAGTTTCGCTCACTGCGTCACCTCAAAGCCTTTTTCAGTGATCGTGATCGTCTGGCCGTTGGGGAGCGCCACCCTGTTGCCCGGCATGAGTGCGTATACTTCTTGTGTTTCGGTCCTTGAAATGACTTTGATTTTACGTCCGGTAGGCGTCTCGATCGAATCGCCGACCCGTAAAATGTAGTGCTGAGGCTCAGGCTCAACCGGCTCGATGCGTCGGCGATACCAAGTCTCTGCAAGCTGCTGCTTTTGCGTCTTGGCGTGGCCTGATAAATGCCATTTTCCCGTGGGATTGTCGAAATACTCATCCCCCGGCTTCAGCTCCTCACTGGGCATCTTCCCCAGCAACACCCACCCCGGCCCCGGATCGGGCTTGTTGGCGTGCCAGGAGGGCTCGCGGTAGACTTGGCAGAAAGTCCAGTACGCGCCTCTTGCTGCCCAGTTGCCGTTAATCCACCCCTGCAAAAACGTATCGTCTCGCCATGAATCAACGTCTTCATTTCGGACCCTAGCCGGAATCGGCTTGCCAGTCTTCATAATTTCCGCAACATCGTCAGCCGTTGCGTTGACCCAAAAATCTTCGATTCTTTCATTGCTCATCTTAAAACCCTTTCGGCTTACAAACTGGACATACCGGAGTACTCGTGGGCACGCTGCACCGTGAGCACCAAAAACGCTTAATGTTTTGCAAGTATTCAATTCGATCTAAATACCGTTGCCGTCGACTCGGGATTCGCGCGGCGTGCATCTTGAGGATTGCAATCCGATCGTGCCCAAGCTCTGTAAGGGCGATGCGCTTCGGGCATTTGTCCACCTTGGCCGTAACAAATTGATCGGTGCATAGAGAGCACTTCCGAGCCATTTGAAACCTCGATGATTTCATACGTTGCGGGTTGCGATTTGCACCCTAGGAAAAACAAGCAAAGGAATAGGATTCGCATTACAACCTCCATACGCCGCCCCGAAGTGGGTTGGCAAAAGCCCCGAGCAGGATTCGAACCTGCGCTTCCTGGATTGCTCCAGGCGTTCCGCCGCAATAACTTCCGGGGCTTAAAGGATCTCGCGGGACTCCCACCCGCTACGGTCGTCTTACCAATCGCGACCCGCTTTCGCGGCTTTCGCCGCCGAGCCGATCCTGGCAGTTTCGACGGCGTGGGATACTCGATGTTTTCCCCACGCCGCCGATCCTGGTTCGCTATTCCGTTGGCCTATCTCCTGGCCTCAACGATTGGAATGTTTGCCTCGGTGGGGACGTAGATAATCTGCTCGATCTTGTCTGACTTCACCGCCTCGGCAAACGCACCGATAAATTCTTGAGTGCGATACTCAGGGTATTCTTTCGATGCCTTGCCAACGATCGAAATCGCATCGGCTCGAAGCTTCGCAGATTCAAGCTCTGCTTTCGCTTGCTCGATCTGGATTTTTCGCTCTTGCTCGGCTTGCATTAACGACGCCTTGCCTGTCATTCCAGCCGACCAAACTTTATAGTAAGGGTAGCCGAACAGAGCTGCAACAAAAGCCAATAGCACAAATACCGCCGTACCGATCATTAACTTGATTTCCACAATAAAAACCCTTTCTTTGAGTAAAAAACAAAACCTATTCCGTCGGCCCCTCAATCGCTGGTAGTTCGTTGCGTCCGAGCGCGACGCGATTCAGGGGCCTGGATTCTACGTCGATGATATCGCTCTCGACATCGGCAGATAGAGCCCGTTGAGCGTCTGTGTCGTCGATGACGCACCAGCCTCGGGCAATTGCGTAGTGCATCGCCGTTTTCATCGCTTGCGGGGTGTACCATGCGTGCCAAGGGCTTGAGCCTTTAGACCAATCCCCCTTCGGGCTTTCGGCGTACTTGTACGAATCCGAAACGTCTCGGCGTTCGTGAATAAGTTTCTTCGGAACCCATCCCGCATAAACAAGCGTCCCGGTATCGAGTCGCTTTACCAAAACCACAACGCCACGCAATTCCGCTTCGGTCGTCGGTGGGTTGTCCAGGTCCATCGACCGGATAATAACGTCCCCGGTCTCAGTCACCTCGATCTGATCGCTGTGGCTGATCGGAATCGCGACCATGTGCGCCCCCGCCCGATTCGCAAGCGCGTTAAGCCCTCGATGGCTTAACTGGTAGGTTAGCTGCGGGTCTTCGCCTTGTCGCGGTCTCCTTGGAATCGCATAGGCCAAAGCGGTTGCCCCGGTCCCAGGATAGATTCCCGTAAGAGCCGAGACTGCGACTACCCGGCCAATGCTCTCGACCGTGCACAAGTCAAAATCCTTCGGGTCTCTAGCTGCCGCCCTGGATGCCGCCAATGCCGCTGCAACTCGCCCGGATGCTTCTTTGGCCCTTTCTTCGCCTACCATGCTTTTGAGCATCGGGAAGCTAATTTCGTAGCATCGCTCTCGAAATGTAAGAACCTTCCTAGCCGCCTGAACCACCGCAACGGCCCCCGCTGTCTGTTTGCCTGTAGGTATATCTACCGCCACCGCTGGTTGATCTGTCGTTGTTTTCGTCATTGCTATTCTCCTTTGTAAACCCTTCGTTAATCACAAACACAAACTTCCGTTCGCCAATCGCCCGGAATGTTTTCTCCCCTGCCCCACTGCTCAAGCGATTCAATCAGACGCTCCGATTGCTCCCTGAGTCTTTTATGCCCTTGATCCATCATCGCCTCGGGCAATTCAATCAGCGATGCCTTTTTATCGCCCTTCGATACCACCGCAAAAAGGAATCGAAACGGTTCGCCGTAAAGGTATTCAGCAAGCGCCGTGTAGGTCGCTGCTTGCATGTGGTAGTCCCGCTGGTACGCCGTTCGTCTGAACTCCCCTGGCAGTTCAGATACCGACGTTTTAACATCGAGAATAATCCGCTCCGATGGGATAATCAAATCGCATCGCCCCTTGAGCGAATGACGATCGCCATAGGGGGCAAGCAACGTCTTCTCGACCTCCCGCCCGCTATGCTCAAGCATCGCGTTTATCTTGCTGTGATTGCGTAGTGCTTGCATCCACAAAACCGCTTCATCATGCTCTGCGGTTGTGTGCCATCGCTGATCCGGTCGCCTGATCATTTCGCTGGCCCAAGCGTCGTAAGCCTTGCCGCTCTTGACCGGCCCGGAATCCTTCGCCTTGCCCGCTGGAGGGTCTTCGCAAGTCCACTCGGCGGTAAACTTCTCAGGCTCCAAGACCATCGTGTGAAGCATCGACCCAAGCCGGAATGCGTCGGATTGATGCCCATCCCAGGTCTTCGCGATGTGCCTGTAGTAGTATTGGGCTTTGGATTCGTGGTACTCCTTGATGCCGCTACAGTTGATTGCTTTGATCGCGTAATAGTCACTCATCGGCTTACCCCCCTGTCCGGCTCATCTGTCAGCTCCTCATCCAATTCGCGGGAATGCATCGGCAACAGATTGACGCCCTCGGCCACCGGATCGGCGGACAGTCGCTCGATGAGTGCATCGGTGTGATCAACCGCCCAATCAGCAATTGTTTTAGGGTGCTCGTATTCGCCCGGTGTAGCCAATAGCCCCTGCATTGCCATTGCCGCGATTAACTCGCGTTTGGTAAGGCCATCGGAGTAAACCATACCCTGCACGTATTCGTAAGCAAACGGATACGCCTTGTCATTCCCCTTCATAAATCACCTCTGAAAAAATAGCCAAAAGAATCGCAACAACTCCACCGGCAAACAATGCTCGGCAGATTTCGACTGTATCAATCACGGTAAGCCCCTTGCATCGTTGCCGACAACTCAGGGGAGGCTTTGCGGGCTCTGTTGTCGCGTCCCATCGCCGCCCATAAGGTGACGCCGCAACCGAATGAAGAGCCGAGGATAAAGCCGCCGACGAAAAAGCAGAGTAGTAGGGTTTGCATTATTTGAACTCCACATCTACGGCCCGGTCCATCATCGCTACAAAACCCATGCTCCTGATCCTGTCCGCCAACTGCTTCCATGCGTGTTTAGTTCGCTGGTTTGGATGTTTTCTATCCATAATCTTTGCAGTTTCGTAGCAGCTCCTGCCTTCCGACAGGTGAGAATCGACCTCGCTTACCTCATCGCGACTATACCTCATGCCGTCCCTCGCTGGCCTTTTCGCCGCCTTCGCCGCCTTCGCCGCTTTAGGTTGATAGTTAGGCCTTGGAATTGGATCGTCGTACCTAGGCAATTCAACCGCTGGCCGGTCCTCCCCCTCGCTCGTCTCAATCCAGTATTCCGCACAAAGCCGCTGCCAATCAGGAGGCCAGCCCTGGAACATTTTTAACGCCTCGAATTTATTCACGATGCGCCCTCCAGTTCGCTGATCTTGTCATCGATCGCCGTTCGGATCGCCTTGACTTCGCTAATAGCTTCCTCGATGTGATCAAAGATACCCCTGAGCCCCGTGCCGAGATCGTCGCGGTCCTCGATCGCATTTCGGTTATGCTCCAAGTTCTCGATCGCCCGAAACAGGCTCGCGTGTCGACGCCTCAAGAAACTAATGATCTTGTCTTCCATCGTTTCAATCTCCAAAAAAAGGTTAAACAACTTCCAATTCAATCCGCAATAACGCCGCATCTTCGGCATCGATGGGGCCGCATTGAGCCTCCCATTTCACGGGGCTGGCAAGGCTCAAGCCCGATATCATCCGCTCGGCCAACGCTTCCGCTGCCCTTACGCCAGGGTCGACTTTCGGGCCAACAAACACTAAATCCAGCATCAAAGTGATCGGATTGCCGAATACTTCGATCGACCACCACTGGCCAGGATTCCGGGTATCGTAGGGGTCACCAATGCATTTGCATTTCGCTACCCGCGTTATCCGCGTCCGGTCTTTAGGCTTTTGTTTCAGCCATCGCCCGTTAGGTGCCTTGGTCCGCTTTCGCTGCTTACGCCGAGCCGTCACCAGCAGGTAGAACTCATCCATTTGGCCTACCTCGCTTTCGCTTCGCTACTGGAGCTTTCGCAGGGTCGTATCGAACTGGCCTGCCTCTACCGCGCCGTGGCAACGATGCAAGCGTTTCCTTGCGGTTAAGCCCGAGGATCTTGATCGCTCGATCTACTATCGCCGCCCCTACGAATGGCGATTTCTCGACTCCCTCAGCCTCCGCCGCTTTGCTCAGCAGCTCTGCGATGCGTAGGGGCTGCGTTGTGTTGACGTTGACGGTTGGGTTATCCATCGATTTGCACTCCAAAGGGGGTTCCGTCGGCAAAGGTAAGCTTCGCAAAAGCCTCTCCCATCGAGTACCAGACGGTCTTGATGCCGCTCGCAACGTATACGCCCAGATCGCTAGTGCTAGCTACGCTGTCGTAGCCTGTGCAGTCCCTCAAGCGAATCGGCTTGCCCCAATGAGGCAGGTACTCTTCCGCATTCGCAAAATGTCGATACGCTGCGGGCTTTTCGATCTTGCGAAGAATTACGCATCCATAAAAGTGCTTGTCGTCGATCGCTCGAACAAGATCGTCTAGCCCGTTGATAAACCATTCGCCGATCTCAGGCTTGCCGATTCTCACCAACTCCCACCCCTCCGGTACGCCCGGTATTTTATCGCTACTCATTTTCCTTGGTCTCCTGTGTTGTCGGTACGTATCGCCAAACTCCATCGCTAATTTGCAGCTCGCCTGCTTTGGGGTTGCCCTCTCCGTCTGAGACATGAAGGCTTCCGGCCAAAGTCAAGGGGTGCGAATGGTCGGATTCAAATTTTGTCATCGCGTCCAAAAGTTCCGCGATTGCCCTAAGTTCGTTCGCTGTGTGCAATGCCATACTATTCGCCCTCCGTTAAATTCGATCTAACAATCTTGTCGAGTGCCGCCTCTATCTCATCGGGGCAGTAATCGTCTCGACAATTCATCCAGTGGATGCCGCTCAAAAACGCCTGACGTACCTCTCGATTTTGCGATGGTGGTAATTCCTTTCCCCTGTAGCAAGCCTCGCGGTATTCTACGTAAGCCTGCTCGAGGGTCGCTGCGTAGTCCTCTTCGTCCCAATCGTGCGTGATCGAAACCATTATTCGCCCTCCGCTAGTGTTTTGCGTAAGTGCTGAATTGCCGGGTCTTGTGCTTCGAGCCGCTGCCGAAGTAGCTTGCAATAAATATGCAGTGCGTTGGCGTTGCTCTCAAGATATCGCAGCGACTCCAAATCGATGGGACCGGCTAACGGCATGGCTTTGAGCCAGTGTGCGTCAATCCCGTTGCCGGTCATTCTGATATCGCTTCGTAGCTCGTCGATCGTCTTTGGTTGCTTTGCCATTACGAATAATCCCTCTCGGTTAGGTGCAATTTCGCCATCGTCCCGCGCGCCCAATTGGCCCGCGTCGATGGGTTGTTTCGTGCCTCTGCCGTCTTGGCTTTTTCGCGTCGGCAGGATCGGCATTGTGTGTCTAGCCCGTCGCGGGTCCGGTTGGATTTGCGGAACTCGCAGAGGGGCTTAGTAAGGGTGCATTTGGTGCAGGGTTTCATGGGGCTAGGCTTGCTCTTGCATCATCGATCGAAGTCGCTCGACTGCTTGGTAGATGGTCTCTTGCTTGCGGCTCCAGACTTTGACGTATTCGCCGTCTTCGTCTCGGATCACAATTTCGATCCTGCCGGATGTTGCATGGTGAATCTGCCAAAACTTGTAACGGAGCATAAAACTAATGACCTGATCGCCGTTAGTTATCTTTTCCATCGTTCATCGTCTCCAAAAAAGTGTGAGTAAAAAGACCCCGAAGGGTTTTGCCGTTGTCGGCTGGTTAGTGGGCTAGAATCCTGCGTGTCCGGTCGTCAACTGGCCCGCTGCGTCCATTCGATGATAGACGAGGTTTGCCGCGTAGTTCGCCTGCGTGTCCTCGGTCGCCAATCGTTGCAACAGGTGCAAATCTGCGAGCGTTACTTGATCGTCCTTGGCTGCCGCCAGGAAGTCGCACCAATCGCAGACCGTTGGGGCGGATCGCTCGTACTTGGTTGCTACGTCTTGGATGGCTCGGTCGAATTGCTTGCGGTTGAACATCGTTTATCGTCTCCAAAAAGTGTGAGTAAAAAGACCCCGAAGGGTTTCGCCGTTGAGGCTGGTTAGTGGGCTAGCGTGCGGTTCGAGCTCCGAGCCACTTTTGAGCACCCTTGAGGGTCTTAAAATCTTTGCTCTGGGTGAAGGTCATCGCGGTGTAAGTTCCGTCGGCGTTTTTGAATACGCCTCGGGTTTGCGTTTCGTTGTTCGCGTCTTCGATCCGAATCGTCGTTTGCATCATTTATCGTCTCCGGTTAGTAGTTTGCGTCAGCGTTGTTGCTGACGTGTGTATATTATCGCCACCCCAAACAAAGATCAACACCTTTATCGAAAAGATATCGAAGTTTTTCCCGGAACAAGCGTTTCGCCAACGAAAACGCAAGGAAAAAAGATTGTGGTTTTTATTCTTTTGGGGCTACCGGTGGCCTTGGCTCGTCGTTTTTTGGGCCCATAAGGTACTCTAGCCGCCCTTTTTTCCAGTCAGGAAGGGCCTCGTAAAGCTCGGCTAGTTGCTCGATTTTTTCGCGGATTTCCTTGGGGATTGATACGGTTGTCACTGCTTGCCAAATCCCCTGGCCAAAAGCACCCTGGCTAGGTCGGTTGCGATCTCCGTCACCGCCTCTTCGGACAGGTCTGGCATTGCTGCGTGAAGGCATTCGTGGAGCGTCGTATCAAGGTCTTGCCCCTCATCGAGCCCTGATCGGATGCCGATCGTTCTGGGTTGGCCTCGATCGCCCTCCAAGTCACAGTACCCGAATTCATCCGGCCTTGTGTCGTTGCGGATGGTCCAGGTTTGTTTGCGAATTATGGCTTTCATTACGCGCTCCACACTTCCCCGCGTCGATTGATGCGGTAGTTGCTCACGTTGAAATTGCCATCGCCGGAAACATCAACCATCGCGAAACCGTGATTCCATCGGTTTACCCTTGCGTACTTCGGCGTCATATCGCAAAGGCAACCCATCGACCAAGTAGGGGTCATCGAATGGAACATATCGGTATCCGTGTGGTTCGATGTTTGATGGCTATGACTAACCAAGACCCTATGATGGGTCCGAAGAAACGCCCCTCTAGCTGGATTGACTGGACTGAAAATCGACTTGCCTAACTCGTGCCCGTGAAGAACCGGAAGCTTGCCGAGCATAATCGGATTGTCTCCAACCATTTCAATTTTGAGCCGTTTGAGTTGCAATAGCTCATCGAGTCTAACATTCGCTAGATCGTAAATCTCAGGGGCTCGATTCCAGATGAAATGGTCCCATCGCTCCTCGTGATTGCCCATTTTGAACACGATTTTTTGTTTTGGGAATTCCGACCGAAGCCACTCAAGACCCTCAACTACAAGCCTTAACTCAACCGATAGCTTTCGATGGTTGGGGTCTCGCTGGTGCCTGGAGACTTGGTAAAAATCCGCAAAGTCCCCGTTGATTAGTAGCGTGTCAATCTTGGATTTCTTCAGGGACTTAACCGCCGCCTCGAAAGCCACTTCGCTATGATACGGAATATGAACGTCTGAGATTATCCCGCATCGCTTGCAGTCTAGTTCAATCGGAACCCACGGTTCTGCCAACGACGGGGGCATCTTTGGGGCTTGGCCCGCTTTACCCTTTGGCCTTGGCTGGGTCGCTTGATTGCGATTCTTTTTTCCCATAGCTCCGCGAATGTTGCGAATCATGCTCCTTGCGGTGTCGACCGTCGCAAACGCCTCTGGCCTTTCCTGCTTGGCCCGCTTAGCTAGCCCAATGTTCGGCGCATCAGGGAACTTTTTGCAAAGCTCCTCAAGGTACAATCGTCCCGCTGTTTTCGGTGGTGCCGGCATCTGATTTTCTCCAAATAGATAAGGCTTCTTCGATCGTGATCTGTTGCCTGCCAAGCTTCGCGTTGACGGCGTTGTGGAGCCGAACACCCCATGCGAAGAACGCTTCGGGGGATGAGAAGTCGGGAGGGTTGGCCGATTTCCATTCGGCATAAAATCGCTTGCAAGAGCAACCGTATTGAGGGATCCTGATTTCCCAGTTAGCTAGGTCTCTTGGCGTTAGTATGCTGCCATCGTGTAGCGACTTCCACGGGTTGCCGATCGGCATGATATTGATCGATGCGTATGTCATCCGGTATTCGCGGCCTGTGCTCGAATCGGCGTAATACGTCGGTATTATTCGTTCGCTCATATCAATTGGATTGTGACGGTTGGCAAGTTAAAACAAAACGCGCCGCCTGTAAAATACTGGACTTCTCCGACCGTGCAATCTAGGTCTGAAATGACGGTAGCGCAAAGGCCCTCGTAGAATTCCTGGCAAACAAACTGCGGGGAGTTTACTAGCTCATTTTGGCAACATTCGCCCGTCAGGCAGAGCGTAGCACCGGGGGCGCATAGGTCCGATAGAATTGGCCCGACGTTAGCCCAATTCGTCTGCCCGTCCTCGACGCAATACCCGCAGCTTAGCGTCGTGCTCGTGATTAGGTTGCCGCTGCCAGCACCTTGGCCACCTACAAGAACAAAACAGTCTATAGATTCGTTGTAGACGAAGTAGTTAACGCATCGATCGTCTACATCTTCAGGAATTGGTATTTCTCGAATCACCGGACAGCCCACAACAATCTCGCAACCTTCGGCGTATGGTGGCTCTCCTGCTGCGTCGAATCTTTGGCAAAATACCGCTAGGGTCTCGGCGTATTGAGGCAGATTCGGCATGCAATTATCGATGATCGACAATCCGCAAGGACTTCCGGTTATTGTGCAACCAGTCGAGCCGCCGCAACAACTGACCGGAGGGTAATCCGCATCCGTGATTGATATCTGGCCAGTTGGCAGGGTGTCGAATAGCTTGATCCGGCTTATGATCTTTTGTTGCGACTCGCTACAGTATTGAGCCGGAAACGCTGCCATCAAATCATTGCAATCGTTGATCGTGCTTGTATTCTCGAATTGATTGCTAAAACTACAAGTCCCGTCTCTATAGACCCCAGTGCAATCGTAGGTATTCGTAAACTCAGGATAGAACGTCACGCCGCTTGCGTCCCACCCAAGCACAAACTCGCAATGTTCAAAAATGTAGCTGACAGCAACATAGAATTTGCAAGCCGATTCGCCGCCCTCGCATTGGACGCGAATTTTGCCAACGTGAACCCGCAAGCCAACTAGCTTATGCCTTTCGAGCCACCAAGCTTTATGTATCGTCTGCTCGCTGACTAGGTTTGATTGAATCAGTTCGCAGGGACATGAAACCGGATCGTTTCCATCGGCAAGGTAGGGTATTCGCCTGCGGTAATACTCAAATTTCGCGCTAATGTCGGTTTGGAGCGTCGCAAGAACCGCACAATTCTTTGTGTACTCTTGACAAGCTAAATTGAAATCGGCAATGAAACAGCAATTGACCGGAACGAAACTTGCTGATGGGTAAATCAGCCCGCCAATACTTCCGATACCGATACCCGCAATAGGCCCGCCTAGCCCGCCTTCGCAATCGTCAATCGGAGCGATAAGCGAAACGCTCGTAAATGGCATGTCCTCGGCATCAAGGCAACAATCGCAACAGCAGCTCCCCATCGTTCCCATTTAGCAAATCTCCACGGCGATCCAACGATTGCCAACCCGAAAGCAAATCAGACTAGCCCCGTTGGCGATCGCTGAACCAGGGTTTAGAACCTCGATGTCCGACCCGAACAAATTCGACAATACCCTAGCATCCGAAATCTGCTTGGCCGACGCCGTCCCTACGCCCAAGGTGGTTCCTGCCCTGGCCGTAATTGTCGACGTAGCAACCGCCAGGATAGTATCCGCAGTCGATACCAAATCTGAACTAATAGAGCCGCTTGGCTTCGTCGCTCCGATCATGCCAAGCAAGGCTTGGCTATCCGCATTGTTAAAAGCGTAGAGCGTTGTATCGGCCATTCTAGGAAGTCCTGATAATTGTGGAGAATTCAACTTCCTTTTTACACCGGAAAGACAACTCGGCTGGGTCAGTCGCTTTAGCCCCTGATCCGTTCAGCGGACCTACCATCGGGAAAGTGTTGGTCGAGTCCATGTATCGAAGCGTCTGCCCGCCAGATTTGTAAAACGGCCCAATGTCGGCCCGCTTCTCATCGTGCGTGTCCGGATCGTAAGTTACCTTGTATTTGGCTCTCCACGCCGCATAGCCTGCATACGAGCCTAATTCAGCCTCTTGAACCTCCAAGAGCATCGTTCTAGCTGCAAACGTCTGGCCCAAAGCCGTGAACGCCGTTTTGTTTACGATGTCGTTTCTGCCGAGGAAGTCCGTGAGCTTTAGCCCTGGGTCGTCGAACTGCACGAAAGAGAATTGGCAAAAACTCGATGTATCTGTCAGCGGTTGATCGAATGGCGTTCCCGCTGAATTGACTGGGTATTTGGCTGGCGTCGATCGATCCTTAGCAAGAACCTTTTCTTTCGTCACAAACGAATCGATTTTGAATATCGGTATCCACGTTGCCGGGTCTGGATTGTTTTCCGAATTCTGCTTTTGCTCTTCCGTACCGGTTTGGAATCGAGCCGTAACATTCCAAAAAAGAGCGTGCTTCTCTTCGCGTTCGCAGCTTACCTCATCGCAAATCAATCCCAATGGCCCGTAAAGCAATCCGGCCCGAGGGAGTCCAGGCGTATCATAGAGGATGCTTTGGCGGTTGCTCGTGACTTGATCGGTCTTTACCCGATAGTTCCAGGTTTCCCCGAGGATGAGTTGAAATCCTTGCCCTTTTCGGGCGAATCCGGATCCCTTGCGAAGTTCCGCGCCGACCAATTCGTTAGCCATTACCTTGCCCCCGCTAATCTTGGTGCTGTCAACGCAAGTTCGTTAGCCTTTCGAGCCTCAACGAGCATTTGATCCTGGTATTTTTTCCGCTCTGCTTTTTCTGCCGCGTCGGTTCGCTGGTTCAACAGGAATGCAAAGGCCTCTTTCGATCCGGCCTTGAGTGCGGGGGCGATGTTCTTCACCACGTCTGCCGATGGGTCGAATCGCTTTGATGCGTCTTTGTTTTGCTGCATCGTTGCAAAGTCCGATCGTGCGAAAATCGATTGCTCTGCCAATGCCGCCCGCTTGCGGATGCCCTCTTTTTGCTTCTCGTTGTCACCCGCTTCGGCCAATTGCCGCCGGAACATTTCATCTAGTTCGGCGTATTCTTTTCGCAATGAATCCGAGGCTAAAAAGTTCTTGTCCTTCATTGCCGCGACCTGCTTCTGAATCGCTAGCTCTTTATTGGCCGCTTCGATGCTAGCTTGAGCCGCATTCAATTCATTAAGCCGCCGAGTTTCGTCCATGTCCATCAATGCCGCTTCGGCTTGACGCTTTTCGCCTGCCGTCATCCCGAAAGTGTCATCTATGAGCTTCGATTTCTTGTAGCCTTCGGTATCGGACCCGAACGCCGCTTTGCGTCGATCTTCCGTCGCTTGCTTAATCATATTTTGAAACGCCGACCGCTCCGAGTCGATTCGTTTATTGTCCGCGTCTATCCGGTCTTGCTGAGCCTTTACCGCCCGCTGTTCTTCGTCGGCTCGTTGCTTGGCTAGCTTGGCCTTGGTCTCTTCTGCTGCGACTGCTTTTTTGTCTAGTTCCTCAGCATCTTTTTTGGCTTTGTTGGCCGCTTCAATCTGTCGGTAGTATTCGTTTGCGTTGCCCGTCAATGTCATCCACCAACCCGCCATCGCCTCCCCGCGTTTCGGCGTGCCCTCAATCGTCTTATTGACTAGGTCCAGTGCGTTGTTAACGCCGGGGGCAACTTCACGCCCGATCGAAGCAAGGAAGTTTTGATAGTGCGTATCGAGCTTTGCAAGCTTTACCGCCGTCGTGTCGGCCATCTTATCATTCATGCCGGCAAACCGACCGCCCGCACTTGTCGCGGTGTCCATTGCCTTCGCGACTTCCTCGAAGGATACTTTCCCGGCCTCCATTCGAGCCTTGAGGGATGCCATCGATTCGCCCGTGGTCCGGCTGATTTCTTGCAAGGGATTAAATCCCGCGTTGACCATCTGCAATACTTCTTGGCCCATAAGCCGACCGTTGGCCCGCACCTGCCCGAATGCAAGCGTAAGCGATTGCATTTTCTCATTGTTGCCCATCGAGATCTCGGAAAGCTTATTGAGCGACGGGATAACCTCCGAGATGCTAAGCCCGTAGCCCAAGAGCACCTTCGATGAGTCTTGAAACTGAGTAGCCGATAGAGCCGATTTCGCATCTAGCTCGATCGTCGCATCGATAAGCTTTCGAGCCGCCTTTTCGGATCCCGTTAGCACTTCCAATTGAGCCTGAACTTGCTCCCTTGCCATCGCAACTTTTAGCCCCGCCTGCCCGAGGTCCGCGATAGCCTTAACGGCCCCGATAGCAAGACCGGCCGCGCCGACCCTAGCAAGAGCCCCAGCAAGCCCATTGACGCCCTGGGTCTTTGTATCGACATTGCCCCACCCGCGAAACGGGTCCGGTATCTCGGATGCCATTTGGCCGCGCTGCATTGCCGCTAGGCTCTCGGCTTTTGCCCTGGCTAGCTTTGCCTCTGCCGCCGCCGCCCGCTCTGCGTAGATCGCCGCTACGCCATGTTTTTTGCCCAGCGTGTCGATAGCTGCATTGTAGCCCGCTGCGTCGATATTACCCGCTTTAAATTGATCGTCGAGGAACTTAACGTCCTTCGCCATTCGCTGAACCGGGCTTAGCGATGCGTTTGTAATCGTCGCAAGCCGAGCCGCGTTTTCAGCCAAGCCCCTGTTTGCCTCTGCCGTCCTGATTGCTTGGTCTGCTAGCTTCTTTTCGGCTTGTAGCTGCTCTTCCATTTTGTAGGTAAGAACGCCGAATTTTTTAGCTAGAAACTCTTCGCTTTGGGCGAACTGCTCGGCGCTAATCGCACCCTCTTTGAAAGCCCTGTCCATAAGCTTCATCTGCTCATGGAACTTATCGAGAGGCGTTTCAGATTGCTTGAGAATCGACGTAATGCTACGCAATTCGCCTCGCATGAACTCGCCGCCGTCGGCATTCATCCCGATTCGGATATTCGCTACGTTGATCGTTTGCGCCATAGCTACTTGCCTCCGAATCCGAACATCGATTTAACTTGGTTCGCCATCGCCTTGCAGGATTCCGCCGACTGCTTGAGGATCGACGCTGCGCTCACCTTTGGCCTGTAGAATCGATCCGGCATAAAATCCGATGCATCGGGCGGTTCTTCGTCGGCGCGTGCGTAGAGGGGCAGATAGAGGGCTTCCAAGAGCTTGGCAGTTTGCATCCAGCGTTCCCCCATCGGTTCTACCATGTCCCACGCTAGCCACTGATTTAAGGCTCCAGCGGGTAGACTTTGCATCCACGCCGCCGGATCCTGGATTCCCCATTTCAGGCAGAGCCGGTACGCCACTTTTAGGCGTCGGCTCTTTCTGATTTTTTTGCAAGGGCCTCGATTTCGCCCTGGTCGTACTTGTTGATCTCTAGGCACTGATCGTAAAGGGGCCCAACAACCGACCTGGGAAGGTCTCCAAGTACGTTAGGATCCATTACCACCCGCTGCCCTGATTCGTCTCGCAGGCAATAAGCAACCATTACCCGACGATGTGCCGTCCAGTCATAGCCCTTCTTAGTCTGCAGTTCCACTTCCATGTTGGCCGCATCCGATTCGGATAGCTCATGGATGTAGTATTGCTTGCCCTTGACCGTGACCGGCTCGACGGCCAAATCACGCTTTGCAAGTGCAAGGAAATCGTCCTGGTTACTCATCGTCCTCTTCATCCTTTGCTTGTGCGATTGCTTCGAGTGCTGCCTTAACGAATGTACGCGAAACCTGTTCGGGTGGCTGCACTTTGGCAGGGTAGCCCTGAATGGCTTCAAGTTGCTTTTCAAGCGATGTGATTTCCTCGGCCGTCAAGGCATCATGCGGGAATTCAAATATCGCTAGAATTTGCGGCGTTTCGCCAAAGTGCAAATAGCCGACAAGCTTACCGCTAACGCGGATCTGGCATTGGTTCAAGTCCCGCTCGATCCCGGTAGCCAACGAAATACCACGCTGGCGATTTAATTGAAAAACCATGCTCGATCATTCCTTATGCTGGGGTAAAAGTGATATCGGTCGCGCCGTCAAACTGTAGTGTGTAAGAGCCCCTCATAACTTCGCCCTTGGCAAGCTTTGGCGTCTTTGCTTGCTTGACGAAAGCAGTCCCCTGTAGGCTTCCTGCCCCTGGGAAAGTGATAACAGAAGCGATACCGGCGTAGGGTTCCGAAGTAGGGATCATTTGCGTAGTGATTGGAATCGCCGCCCCAAGCCAGTTGTAAACAATTTCGCAATCCGGATTCTTGCGAAGGTCGCCGGGTCGCTCCAATTCAAAACCGACTGTCGACAAATCGGAGATGTTCAGGGCATCAACACTGATCGTCATTTCTCCAATCGAAACCACTTGGGTAGTAATCAATCCGGTCCCGGAGATTGAGGCTCCGAGTCCGGTATCTGCAACTGTCAACGCTGCCATGTTTAAGGCTCCTTGTAGTGGACAAGCATATCAAACGAAACTATGTACCTGTGCTCTTGATTGCCGTCTGTTGGCGGCTCCTGCATGTATTGATCGGCGTCGAATTTGATTCCGCAAAAAGTGTGCGAACTGACGACACCCCGAAAGGCATCGATTCCAGTGTCCCTAATCGCTCGGCTGATTGCACTTGCTGTTGTTCGCGTCAGTGCGTAGCACTCAACGGTAAATCGCGCTTCGGCTAGCTTGCTCATTCCCTGCAAGTGATCGTCGCGATCGGTCGAAGTGACGTAGTAAACCACGGCTGGAAGCGTTGCGTTTTGAACCAAGGCATCGGGATACATACGCTGGCCGATGAGCGTAGATACCGCCGAGTAACTTAGGAGCTTGGTTCGTAATGCTTCGCCGATCGCCGACATTACAGTTCCCCGCTTATGACGCTGATCGTTCTCAATGCCGCTTCGCTCGACCCGCTGACAACCTTAAGGAATCGCACCCCAGCCATCACTTCGGTATTGAGCGAAACGTACCGCGACGCTGCAACAGTCACCGCGTATTCGGTCGATCCGTTGTACAGCGCGAAAAAGTTATCGCCGTCGGTCGAGGCCTGGAACTTGAATTCAGTTCCGGTTAGCGTTGCTGGCGTGCGAAGTGCAAGCACTGTCCGACCGCCCTCGATCGTAATGGATGTCGATACGGTCCCGCTCGATGCAATCGTGACGGTCCCGGTCAATGAAAGATTTCTAGCCAATTCGTAGCTCCTTTACTTCCTTTTGAAGTTTATTGACGAAAGCCGCTTCGGCAGTCCCGGAGGTTTGGCGATAAGCCCGCATGGGTGCGCGTTGCTCTTTGGGAAATGTCGCGACGGTCGCTTTCGATCGATTGATTCGAGTGTATTGCCGACCGGATCGGCCCGTATAAATCACAGGCGATCCAGGCTTGCCCCAGTGGTAGCGAGTGTAGCTTTCACCTTTTTTGTAGGGCATTACGAATTGTTGTTTATTACCTTTGGGGTAGGTCGCTCCAATGACAACGCCGACGCCGCCCTTAAAAACCTTGTGCGAAAAATGCTGCCTCGAATCGTTTTGGAACGCCGCGTTATTCTTGAATTTCTTGGACCACTTTAGCCGCGATCCTGTGGACCTAGACGATTGAGCATGCCCCTCGCAAGCCGCCGCAACGGGTTTGGCAAAAGCTCCAAGGCATCGACCGAATGGAGCATTCCTGAGCATCAAGGGGATTTGGCCGATTTGCTTGATAAGATCCTCGTTGATTTCGATTGTGGTACTCAAGGCAACACCGCCGCGCAAATTATATCGATGTAGTTTCGCAAGCCGTCGACCATGTTTACTGCCGTTATTCCGTAGGTTTCGCCCTGGTAAACAACTCGCATTTGAACCGTGTAGCCCGATCGGTATCGGACTCGAAAAACTGCCCTTGTCCCTGCCTCAAGCTGTCGGCCTCGCATCGATTCGATTCCAGCCGTCGGCGTAAATTGACAAGGCTCATCAACTACGTAAGCCGTCCATGAAACGATAGGCTGCCCGCTTGCGTCTTGCGTCTCTGTCGTCTGTTGAATTGTGCATCGATGCCGTAAGGCCCCGGTGCGTTGGTTCTTGGGCCTCACTGCGCGTACTCCCCATCGGGCATCTGGACAATGACTTCGATTTTAATCGTTACCAACTTTCCAACAGAAACCACAGGCTCCCACGAGCGAACGCGAAACACTCTGCCATCTTCACAGGTCAAGCCTACCCTAGGAATTTTGATTGCTGCGTTGGTTTGGTCGAGCGTATCGGTTTTTTCTTGTAGTTTGCTCATGGGTAGCTACTCCGCATATACCTAAGAACCAAAGCCTCGTAAGGCTGCATCGTTTGCATTGATTCGGCCATGAGCATATCCCGATTTTCGAAGTAATGAGCGACCAGCATCAGCATGGCGTTTTTGGCGATCGCTGGCACTTTCGAACCGTCTTCGGAATAGCCGACTTTATATGTTATGGTCCAGGCGTCCCACCTTGCCACCGTCCCGGGTAAGACTTGCAAATACGCAAGCCTAACCGAGTCAACGTGTAACTGGTACTGATTCGCCGGATAGGTCTGGAGCGTGTTGGCCCCATCGTAGTACTGGATTGATGTAATCGAATGGATCGGGCTTTTAGGTAACTCGACTCCATCGGTCCATTGTGCAATCCGGATCCTGTACGTAGCGAAACAGGTAGCCGAATCGGTATCGTGTTCCCACTGCTCCCTAGCCGCCTGAATCAAGCCTGCCAAGTGCGTATCGTGGGTGGTGTCACTTATGCCGATTTCTAGCTGCTTTTTCGCTTCGCTTAGTGTGATCGGGTCCGCTGTCGGCCCTGTCACTAGCTCCGGTATCAATCGCACTGGCGATGCCCCTTTCGATCAACAACAACGCTACGCCGTCCTGCAGGTCTTCCATCCTATGGCCGACTGGAAAACCTTGCCAAATTTTAAGTAGCTCAACTCGCATTAGACCACGATGCAAACGTCACCGTCTGCCATTCCGGTCGATGTAATTGGAGGAAACTTTGCTCGGCTCAAGATCGCAACCGCCGCGGAAAAACCGCCCGTCGACCCATCGCCAAAAGTTGCAACCAATTTCAGAAACGGATCGAGCCCGCGAAGGTCGATGTGGAAAACGCAAGTCTGGCCGTCGTCGGTTGCACTTGGCAAGGCAAGCGTAGCCCCGCCGAGGCCAGTACCGCCCGCAAAGGTGGCCCCGGTAATGTCGGCATAGCTGCCGCCGCTCGTCGCCGAGTTTTGGACTTTCAATGCCGTCAATGCGATGTCAGTGGCCCCTAGCTGGACCACAAACGTAACGAAGTCAAAGCCTCGACAGTCAACAACGTCAGCCGTAGCCGTCGCGTTGTCCGTGATCGCCGTCGGCTTAACCGCCGAGACAAATTTGCAGTGTTGCAAGTCGTTCAAAATGTCACCTGTGCTTTCTTTGTTGGTTG